TTAGAAGAAAACGGACATGTTTTATGAATTAAAGAATTACTAAAATCCCCTAAATCGTTAAAACCAAAATTTGTTACTATATAATTTAATACATTTTTCATGACCCTACAAATACACTTTTAATGTCGTAGAGTTTTTTAATATTTTCAGAAAATGTCTCTACGTTATATTCCATATTGTAGATAACATCCTTGGTTTCTAATAGTTTAGCTTTAAGGTCTATGTTATCTTTCGTCCCCTCTAACCTACCATTAACTAGTGAAACTGTTTCTTTGACCATAGAACGTAGTAATGATTCTTTATCACTTTCACTACCTTCCCTTAAAACTTTAATTATATTCTTTTCTTCCTCAGATAAAGTAGAATATTTTTCATTATACTTTTCAGTGGCTATATTAAGAAATTTACTTACATCAATATTTTCCCTAACTAATTCATCATCACTATTAACTTTATTTTTATCCTCCATTAAATGTTTAACTAAGTTTAGTTTAGCTTCGTGTATGGAATCTATATTATTGATGTCTCTAGAATTAGTAGTTAGTGTATGTAACGATTTGTTAAAAGTGGTAGATTCACTAGACACCTCAACGTCATTATTTTCTAATAAATTAATTAATTTCTGAGATTCTTTGATGATACTTTTATCACCTCTAAATTTATCTAATATAGCTAAATTTTCTCTAAGATATTCATTAGCTTCGAATTCGTTGGAAACTGTTTTGTTTTCTAGATTTTTATAAACAATAAAGTAAGACTTTAAAGTCTCACTTTCTTTTAATACCTCTAAAAATCTTTTATATAGTTCTTTACCTTTTACGTCTTCGTTTAAGTGGGACTTAATATAAGTCTCTGTAAATGTATTTTTTAATGTACCGAAATCCATGTTCTTTTTTTATAATAAATATGCTTTAATCTTCTAATACATCATTTTCATCATCTAAGAACTTTTGTTCAGCCTCATCGATTAAATCATTAACACCCTCAAATAACATTTTTATATCTTCGTTTTTACTTTTCCCTTCGTTTAATAATTTATCAATAACCCCTTCTTGGTTTCTAAATCCTTCACCGAATTCTCCACCACCAGCTTCTTCACCGCCTCCGAAGTCTCCTCCTTCATCACCGAATCCACCTTCTTCACCACCAAAATCTTCACCGCCTCCGAAGTCTCCACCTCCGAAACCACCTCCGCCTCCACCGAAGCCTCCTTCATCACCGAATCCACCTTCTTCTCCACCTTCAGCCGGTTCTTGTTCTTCAGGAGTATCGATTTCACCATAAAGTCTATCGATTTTATCAAAGTATCCTGTTTTCTTAATAACGTTAGGGGTATTTTCAAGTTCAGCTGCCGCTGCTCTTTCAAGTCTTTGTTGTTCAAGGTCACTAACAATCTCATCATTAGAGAAGTTAAATATATTCTTTTTAGCCCATGTATGTGACGTAGGTGCTATACCATCAACAGCAGTAACAAGGTCTTTGTAAAGTAGTACTTTCTCTTTCCATTGTTCAACCTTTAACATTTCACCTTGTGTAGATGGATTAGTTAATATTAGTTTAAAATTATTTAACTCTTCTTCAAAACCTAAAATATATAAATGGATAATCGCTATCTTATTTAATTCTTGAATCATAGCCTGTTGTATACGATTAATTGTTCTAGCGAATCTAATATCCATCAAAGCCAAATTCTTACCTTCACCTTGTGCATCCTCAAAACCTAAGATTGGTTTAGGAACTCTAAGAGCTGTAACCATTTTTCTTTGGATATATTGAATATCAGCTATTTGGTCTAGATTTGACGCCCCTTGTAATGTCTCGATTGGACTTGAAGCGTTCATGTCTCTTACAGGAATAAAGTAATCTTGGTCTACCGCTAATGTATTATATCTTAAATCTACTTGTCCCGTATTGTTATCAGCAACTTGTGTTCTTTTGAATTTGTTAGCTACTTTTTGTACGTAAGATTCTACGTCTTTATCATCAATATTACCAACATATACTTTAAACACTCTTCTTTCGGGTGCTCTAACAACACGATAAACTAACATAGCATCTTCAGCTAAAAGTAATTGTTTCCAAATACGTCTAACTTTTTCTAATACAGATGTACCGTAAGGTAATTTTCTATCATCACCAAGAAGTCTAAAATGTGCAATCTCCCAAGCGTTAAAGTCCATACCTTTATCCTTCCAACTAAACTTAACCTCTTTTTTCTTAGGTGTTTCATCTAATTGACCAGCTTGAGCATGTGGTGTTAACCCACCAACTTCGTCACGTTCCACCTCAACATTAGTTAATTGGGAGGCTCCTAAAACTCCTTTAGTTCTATCTATTTTTAAATAAACGAAGTTGTCACCGTACTTACATGTGTTTCTAGTCCACATTTGTAGGTTAGTATTAAGGTCTAGTATATTTTCGAATAAATCTTCTAATACATTTTTAATTCTTTTGGATTCTGAACGTACTGTAATAACTCTACCTTGTTCGTTAAGTGTACAAGACTCTTCTGACATTATATCTAAGGCTGCTGAAATTTCAGGAGTAAATTCCATAGCTTCATAATCCATGTAAGAAGCAATTCTACTAGTTTCATAATAAACCGCCTTTTGATATAACTCATTATCTACTCTAGCCCATTGAGCTTGCATGTAGTTTTGTTGTTGACCTTCTAATTTTTCCCTTTCATAGTCCTCCCTAGACTTTGTGGTAATAAGGTCTGATTTGTCAAAAGTGTATTTTGGGGTCTTAGGTCCAGAACCTTGACCGAACATAGTGAATAACTTCTGATATACTGTTAAATTATCTTTTTTTGCCATTAAATTAATGTTTTATTTACATATAAATATTCAGCCATAATAGTAATGGTCATATTATAAATGTGAACAAGAGACTACAATTAACGTCTAGTATATTTTTCTTTATCCTGTTTTCTAAAACCATACATACCACCAAATACCCAATTATGTGGTGAATCTGGTGCTTGTGTTCTATTAACCTCATTATTAGCCATAAAAAAATCGGTTTGTCTAGACAAAGTATCAACATCAGTTGATTCTGTACTAGTAACAACCCAAGATTCAACCATAGCTTTAGCTTGTCCTCTAGATTTCTCTAAATCTTTAAATGATGTCATTGCCACGAATAGACACATACCTACTGACATTAATAAGTCATCGTGATAACCTTTCATATGGTCAGGTCTACCGTTTATATAAACAAAAGTGTCCATCTCATTAAGAGCCCTAGCTGAACGAACTTTAAAAGTATCCATACGAACACCCTTTTCAAGTTCCGATATAATTACGTTTCTATTTTTTTGAAAGTTAAGTCCAGGTAATTTACCATTGTCCATATGTTTCTGTAAGGCTCTATTATTTTCAACAGAATCGATACCAACAGTAATATCATAATACATTCTTTTTTTAGGATAACCTAAATCAATAAGTTTAAGTACTGTAGCAGCACCCCAACCTCCTGTAATGTCGACAACTATAAAAGCGTCGTACATACCACCATAGTGGGCACATATCTCACCCAATACATCGGGAGCGACTTTACCTTGATATTCAGCCACTTGATTACCTGTGGTATAATCCATAATACAAATACCAGCGGAGTCATCGGATGAACCTGATGAAGCATCGGCAGCTAGAATGTATTGATGGTCTTTAATTGGGTCTTCCCATATCCACATATTACCGTCAATCCATTCTTTTCTAATTGGGTCTTTAACGTTATCTCTTTCTTGACGTTTGGCATATTTGTCATCAATAACGTTATCACCTGAACCTAGGAATGAACAAAGTAACTCTTGTGCAATTGAACGTGGGTTGTGGTTAAGGTCAGCACACATACCTTCAAACCAATCAGATGTTGGTTCGTAACCGTCAGCAATCATATCGTCCCACTTATCTTGTGGTACTGTACATTCTTTACCTTCCTTTTCTATAGTATAGTGGTTTATGTCACCACTACAAGGGTCGTAAATAGTCTCAATAACGTCTCCTGTCTTCTCATCTTTCTTAATCCACGACATACCATGATTAAACTGTAAACTCTTATTCCTACCGTTGTAACGAGGGTCTTCATACCACTTCATATCAACAGTATTATAGTTGTTCTTACCTAGTTTAGCTAATTTATATGTCTTATGATATAATGGGTCGTAACCGTTTGGTGTAGAAATTAGAATACAGCGTCCACCCGTAGAAAGTGATGGTTGTGCTGCTTCGTAGAACTCTTCTCCTCTACTACCCTCGATGAAGGCCGCCTCATCCACAATAATCAATGAAGGTGTATAACCCCTCAAGGCATCTTTAGAAGAAGCTACCGCTTTTACCTCTGAACCATTGTTAAGTCTGTAGTGTGAATCTGAGTTCTTTTCAGGTGAAAACCAATCTTTACCGTTAGCTGGTCTATAGATATCCATCCAATCAGGTAGTTGTCTAGTAAAATCTCTAATTTTCTTTAAGAATTCTTTAGCAGTTTCCTGTTTATTGGCCGCAATTAGAATCTTATGTTTTTTCTTGGGGTTGGCTAAAGCGGTTAATATAGCACAATAAGCGGCGGTAGTTGTTGATATACCAGCCTGACGTGGTTTCATTACAATATTGTGTCTGTGTTTAATGTAACCATCAACCAGTTCTAACTGTCTTGGGAATAGTTTGAATGGTACTTCACCACCCTGTGTTCTATCCTCTGTATGTAGATAACTTTCTATGGCGTAAATCGGGTCTTTAAGACACCTAGCCATCTCTAAAAGTTTTTGTCCTTTTGTCATTTGTTTCTCTGAACTCATACCTATAAATATCGATAGGCAAAGAAAAACCCACCCTAGTAGCGAACTTGAGTGGGTTTTAGTAGTCCGAGAACTACAACGGTCCTAAATCCGTATATCTTATAAATGTGGACCTATTTTAGATGCCGTTTCGAAATCTCCACGGTCTAAAGCGTCGTCCATTAATCTCTGTAATTCACTTGGTGACATGTTTGCGTAATCAGGTTCACTACTAGGTTCTTCGGTTTCTCCTGAACCACCACCTAATAGGTCTCTTAATACAGGGTCACTGTATTCACCATCTTCTACATCTTCTTCACCACCAGCTAATTCTGGTTCATCATCTTTTTCATCGTAAGTACCCATAGCTTCATCATATTCTTCAGCTCTTAATTCTTCGGAAGCTTGGTCAGCGATAGATTTTATTTCTTCCACAGAGTTTCTATCACCTTTAACCACACCTTTCATTAATTGGTTAAATTCTTCAGCTGGAAGAGTTACTAACTTGTGGTAGAATAAAGCTTCGTGTTGTGGGTTATCTATATCGATAAATCTAGAAACTTTCTCCCAAATACCTACACCTAATCTAATATCGTCAGGTTCAGCATCTAAATGGTCAGTCTTATCTTCAACGTATTTTCTAACATCATTATCGTGTGCCGTTCCGTGTAAAGACATTAATTCCATAACACCTTTAGTAAGTTCATGTAATAAGAATGAGAATGTCATTCCTTGTGCTATAATCTTTGGTTTACCACTTTGTTGAATTTCTACTCTTACGTTACCAGCGTGAACACCACTCTCAGATTGACTTCTGATAGTTTCTTTGTCCATAGCCCAATACAAAAAATCATTAGCAGCCATAACCTTAGAATAGTCCTGTCTAGCGTTAGGACCCAAGTTACTCAAAACATCACCAGCCATATGATAAAGGTTTTGTCCTTTTCTAGCAGCCCCGTGTGTCATACCATTAATAATTCTTCTTTTTGTAACTTCAGGTTTTAATTCTTCTT